CTTCGCCGAGGACTCGCTCCGCCATCTTCGTGCCCATTGCGTGGGTCTTGAAGGCAGAGAATACCTCGTTGGAGTGGCGGAGGGCGCTGAGGAAGCTCTCGTGGTGTGTGGGGATGAAGTTCCCATCGGTGAGTCCTTGCACCGCCCCTGTGTTGATGATGCGCAGCACCTCTCTGAAGGCGGTAGGTTCGATCTCTTCGGAGACGTCAAAGCCGTCGTAAATCTTACGTAGATAGCCCTCCAGCACCTCGGGAGAGAAGATTGCCTCGGCAGGTGTGGAGTTGGTTATCTCGGCGCAAGAAGAGCAGGGGCATCCATAGTAGAGTTCGTTTATCAGAAGTCGTTGTCCGCCCCGAGGGGAGGCTCCCCTGGGGCTAAACCGAAAAAATGCGCCAGCGAGTCCTTAAGGGACTTGTCACCCTTCTCTTTCTCCTTCTTCTTGCCTTTCGAAGGCTCTTCGGGGTGCGGTATATCGTCGTTCCAAGCTCCTCCGAGCGAGTCGGCGAGTACCTTGCTTTGCTCCAGTATCCGTCTCATCTGCTCCTCGAAGTCGTCGGGCTTTTTCACGCCGAGGGTCTCATATACGTCGTCCGCGTCGATGGGTAAGCCCAGCTGCTGCATCTTCAGGTAGATGCCTGCCTGCTGAGCGGTGTCGACCTCCTTGCGCTTGGCGCTGACGAACTTCCCTCCCGTAACGTTGAAGCCAAGCGACTCAAAGATTGGGAGCATGTAGTAGTTGAGCACGTCGAGCACGCTGTTGCAGTCATCCTCGTTGAGCTCCTCCTCGACCTCCTTGTGGATGGTGCCGAGGGCTTGCGTGCCCGTCGAGGAGGTGGAGGTGGTGAGGGTGTTGCCCAGCACTCGGATGGCTATCTGGTCATCCCAGTAGTCGGTGAAGTGCTTGAATAGCTCGGATGTACCCGATTTCGCGGAGCTCTCTACGAAGTTGAAGTTGCTCTCTGCGGGGTGTATGTACACGGCGTTGTTGCCTCGCGCTCGAGCGTCCTCGAGCAGCTGTCTACGCGTCTCCTGATCACCAGCGTTGTAGGTGTATTCCTGGATGGGTATGGCGTAGAGTTCGCAGTACTTCGCCCAGTCGGCGTAGTTGTTGCGCTTGTACAGAACTGCAACCAGGAGCTGGGCAAGGATGCCCAGATCGCGCTCAGAGCCGATGAACAGCATGTTCGGGAATTCCGATATGGGCGTACCCTCCGTGTCTGTCTGGTGGCGAAGCAGGCGCTGACGTACCGGGTCGTAATGCTTCCTCGGCACGGAGTAGAAGCGGATATCCCCCTCGTCGTCGGTGTAGAACTGAATGAGCGAGAAGCCCCAGAATTGGGCGAGGATGATCTCCTCCCTCAGGTGCTTCATCCAGGGCGAGGCGAGCTGTCTGTTGATCTCCTCGTCAGGCATGCCGTCCCTATTGAACTCTATGGGGATCTTCGTCACCCCCTTGAGGCGTTTGGCCAGCACTCCCGCCAGGTGCAAGTCCATCAGTGCCGACTCGTACATATCGTAGAGGCGAGAGCGGAAGGAGAAGCTCACGCTCTTGGCGGAGTTCACCGCATGGATATACTTCTGTATGTCGAAGTAGAACAGCTCGGGGGCGCTGAGCACGATGTCCACGAGCTCGGTGCTCTCGCCTACACCTTCGGTGATGCGCCGTGTGGGCTGCGTCGCTGCCTTATGATACTGCTTCTTCTGCTTTCTTCTTGCCATTGTCGTCGAGGTGGTAAGGGGTGAGATCTACATCTTGCTTGGCACTCCAGCACTCGGCGAGGCACTGCTTGATGTGCCCCAGCGCAGCGAGGATGAAGTGCTTGTACTGGTTGAGGGAGATAACCTTGTAGTAGTAGGCTTCTTCCTCGTTGATGCCCATCTTAATGATCGTCGGCAGGTTCACGCCGTCGAAGAGCTTCGCGAAGGTAAACTCACCGAGGAAGTTGCGCTGGTTCGTCTCGTCGAGCCAGACATTGCGCGTGACGGGGGTGTCCTCCTGCGTGGTGTAGCGGAAGCCTCTGAGGATCTTCTCATCGCACACGTCGTTGTAGGGCTTGAAGAGGTACTCCGCTACCTCTTCAGGTGTGGGGCGATGGTCGAAGAGCTCGGTGAGGTAGCTGTACTGCTCAGGCGTGTCCGCCTGCTCCTCGCCCTCGACCTTCTTCAGGTCGTAGGCAAGGAGCCAGCGGTCGCTCCAGGGGTCGATGCAGTAGAGGAGCTTGCCTCCAATGTAGGGGTTGCCAAAGCGGCGGTCTTTTGTTACCATTTGCTTAAATCAGGCTTTTCATCCAAGAGGAATTTATAATGCTTGTGCTTGCGCAGCTCTTCGGGGGAGGAGGCTTTGATGACCTTGCCTCGGAACACAGGAACGACGAACTGACGCTCCCAGCTCCAGTTCTTGCCCATCCCCCCGTCGGCGTTCTTGCCCCACCAATCGCTGTCGGTGGCGTAGATCTCGTTGTCGTTGAGGAGCTCGCCGAAGAGGTTACGCATGCAGCAGCCAACGTCGGGGCTGCCTCCATTCTTTCGGGTGACAACGTCCATGTAGCGTCCACCGACGACCTGCAGGGCGTTCTTCTCGCCTGCATAGCCCTTACGCTCGTACTTGCCCAGCGGGTGAATTCGGCGCTCTACCCCGCCGAAGTGTCGCCATTCACGTAACCACATGATGTCGTTCATCGCAAAGCCGAGGTTCGCGTGATCGCGCCGGGTGGTGACGGCACCTCTCACGCCGTCGTTCTTGGAATGGGCGCAGAAGACCCCGTCCTTGGAGAAGGTGGAGAAGGTGAGCAGCATCCGGTTGGGTAGCCAAATGTAGCCGAAGACGGTGGGGCACGAGCAGGTCTTGTACACCGGGTTGCGGTTGCTGTCCTGCAGGATGAGCCCGGGCGTGGTGCTGATCTTGCCCTGGAGGTTGCGTGCCGTAGTCCCCGTCATACCCGCCTCCGGAAGGGAGTAGAAGCCCGTGAAGTAGCTGTCGTTCTCCTGGTCTCCAATCCCCCAGCCATAGATATCTCTGAGCTTGAAGTTGCCCACATGTGCCCAGAGGAGGTTACGCAAGTCCTTATACTCCTCGTAGGAGAGCTGGTCGTACATGCCGTGCTCGCGCAAGAACTTGAACTTCATCAGGTCTTGCTTGCCGAGCTTCTTCTGCTCCCCGATGGTCAGCTCGGGTAGACTCTCACCCTGCTGCCAGTGCATCGGAACGGCAGCTATCCAGGTCTCCTTATGCTCCTGCCAATGCGGCTCCCAGTCGGCGGGGTTCGTGGAGTTCGTGAGCCAAATCTCCATCTCGCTGTCGATGAACTCGGTGAACACCGAGGTGTAGAGGTGCGTTGCCCCGTGGGGGATCGCTGCTACGTAGTCCAGCACGAAGAGGGGGTACTCCTCGTTGGAGAGGCGAATGACCTTAAGGATCTTGCCGTCGGCGTCGGTGAAGACTGCCGAGATCATGCAGGCGCGCTCCCACTTGAAGCGCTTGTCGTAAGGCGCGGGCTGGAAGTAACCCTGATGTGGCACTTCATCCCGTGGGTCGTCACTGTTGCTGTAGCCGTTATTGCACAGCGGGAACTTCACACGCTTAAAGCCCTTCACCGGTATCTTGATGTAGGAGTACACGTTGCAGTTGTTCTCGTTGGTGTAGGCAGCTCGGTACTTGTAGATGCAGTCGGTGATGTTCTTGCCTTCCGAGCCCTTAGGGCATTGGATGTAGTGCTGGAGCACGGGCTTCAGCTCGCTCTCGATGGCCTGAAGGTCGTAGAGCTTCCCTGCTGGGCGACGAGGCTCATCGAGGAGCGAGGAGTAGACCTGGTAGTCCGTTCCCGTTTCTCCGTCGTGGATGCCCTTGTACCAGTAGTGGGGCTCGTTGACCCACACGCCGCCCTCCTGGGGATCGGCAAGGTCGGTGGCGGTAGATAGCTCACGGGTGAGCCCATCGGCGTAGTAGCCGAAGTGATCGTCACGCAGCGGATATACCACCATCTCACCGCGCTTCTCCTCACGGCCACGCCAGCGATGGCGTGCCTTGAAGATGCGTAGCAGATGCCCAGAGGGGGTATAGGGCTTCTCAAAGCCAAAGCCCGTCTGGTTGTCGTGATTGAACCATCTATCCGTGGCCAGCACCTCCTGGGGGAAGCCCTGCTTATCCACCGTGCGGTTGACGTACCCGACAATCGTGTACTCGGGCTGGCGGATAGAGAGCTCGGGGAAGTGAGCAGCGAGTTTGTCGTACTCAACGTCTGTGAGGAATTGCGTGAGGCGGTATGTGCCCACCAGCGCACAGGTCGTGGTGAGTGATCCCGATGCGGAGATCCCTCCCTTGGTGAGGAAGCGGTTGAGCCAGGCAACATCCCCCGTGCGGTCGATGCCCACAATGCGCAGATGCGTCACAGCGGTGAGCTGCTCCAGAAGCGCTTCCCAGTCGATCTGTGGGCATCCCTCATACCAGAGGCGGGTGATTGCCTCGGGGTGTAAGCCCACCAGCCCCTCCTTGGTGAGCTTGGGGAGGTAGCGTAGGCGCAGCGTTGTGAGCGTCTCGGGCACACGAAGCTCTGTGATGGGAGCGCCGTTAGCTAGTACAATATCTGTAAGCACCGTGTTCGACGCATCGAGCTTCTTCAGGCGCGGGTTGCCCGTGAGGTCAAGCGAGCGGAAGGAGGGCGAGCGAAGCCCCGCCACACTCAGCTCCTCAAGCACACGGCAGGCAGAGACGGTGACCGCCGTGAGGGTCGTCTGCCCCGTAGCGCAGGAGACGTTGAGCTTGGAAAGGCGGTAGCACTTGTCGAAGTTCGCCGTGCCAACAATGTAGGCACTCACGTCGGAGAGGTCGAGCTCCGCCATACGACTTGCCCCATAGACGTTCTGTGGATCGTTGACGATGAGGTCGATGTCCAGCTCGAGGGAGACCTTCGAGCCCGCTGCGTCCGCCCTCACCCCTGAGACATGGGGTGCCTTGGAGGTGTAACCGTAGCCAAAGTAGTAGCGCTCGCTGGCGGTGATGTTGATGCGCTTTCTGTCATTCGAGAACTGGTGCGCGAAGTAGAGGCGCAGGGCATCGGCGCGGTAGGTACCTGCCAGGTGCTGTGCGTCGAGCAGGGCGAAGCGGTCGTTGATCATCGCCGTGCGGTGTGCATAGCGAGAGCCTTGTAGACAGTAGAGGTAGTCGATGCCGCTTTCGATATAGGGCTTGAGGTACTTGTACTCCCCATCCCTATTGTACACCCGCTCTGACCAGTTGCGCATAAACTGATCGTTGAGGATCTCCAGCACCCGCTCCTTGCTCATCGTGGCACGGATCTTCTGCGCCGTCTCGTGCAGCTTATCGGGCAGCGCTTCTCGCACCAGCTGCCAGAGTAGGGAGTCATGACCTGCGTAGGCGTAGGAGCCGATCGTGTTGTCGAAGGTGTTCTCGTCGATGGTGTAGTCGTAGACGAGCTTACCATCGTTACGCTCACCGATGACAGTGTCGTTGTCGTAGGGGAGGAAGTACCAGTGCAATCCATCCCAAGTGGCCAGCATCATGTTCTTGGCTCGCTGGTCGACCATCATGAAGTACTCAGTGAGCACGTACCAGCCCGTCAGGCTCTCCACGTCGAAGTAATCGGCCACCTCACGCTTGAACTTCGTAGCATTGCCCTTACAGCTGACGATCCACTTCCACAAGCGACGCACGGCGGTCTTTTGCGCCTCGCTGGCGGTATCCCATTCCACTCCGTCGGGGTGGCGGAATTCGAGCGCGGTCTTGAAGGTCGCCATGTTGTCCGTGGCGAAGAGAGCAAGGGACTCGGAGTTGTTGAGAAACTCCAGACACATACACTTGTCATCTTTCACGAAGCCGAAGACCTCCTCGCTACCGCTCTTGTCGTTATTGAAGTTGTACTTACCGAGGTAAGTGTTCTTGCCCGAGCCGTCGAGGTCGAAGAATGCGTCCATCGGGAAGCCATCGATGGCAATTCGAACGCCCTGCGAAGTCTTCTGCGGAGGGGTGAGGATACCTGCCCTACGGAAGGTCTCATCAATGAGCTTAGCGAGCCCCGTGTTATGCGTTGAGCTCGACTCGGCGAAGTCCGCCTTGATCGTGAATACCGACACGGGTACAGCACCAGGAGTGAAGGCGTACTTGAGCTCCTGCTGTTCGACCCCGCCTACAATGAGCGTGGTGTTGTACTTCTTCTTCCTATCGAGGTAGATGCGGTAGTTCTTGCGGGGGTAGGTTGTGGAGGACGTTCCCTGGATGCGCAGCCCCGCCCCCTTACAGACGAAGTCATACTGTTTGCCAAAGCCCGAGTAGAAGTAGATGTCTACCGATACCTCAAACTTCTTGGTGTTGGTTTCATTCACAAGCGGGACGTTCCCCACGATGCGCAGGACGCTCTTGCCTTGACGGCGGAGCTTGTCCATGGAGATAGCTCCGTCATCACCGAGGACGTCGTTGCGCTCGTAGAGCTTCACGACCTCGGAGGCATCGGGGCGAGAGGCGGTGTAGTTGCTCAGGAGCTCATCATCGGAGAGGGCGCGGTTGTACAAGCGTACAGCGCGCAGGCGCACATCGGCATGCTCGCTGGTGACGTCAATCGGCTGCGAGGCGACCTGCAGGAGCGTATCTGCCTGTCCGTAGCTCACCGCCCCCGAGCGGATACCGGTGATGGAGAGCTCCAGAAGGCGATTACCCGACTTCGGCTGAATGACGAAGGCGATGCGGTAGAACTCCCCCGTGGCAAACTTGGTGACAACGACAGCACCAGAGGCGGTGCGTAGCTCGGCTTGCTTACCGGTAACGACAAAGCCAATGCCCTTGTCATCGACGCAGCTGACTACTGCACCCGATGCCGAGAGCACGCTGTCGGTGCGCAGCTCTAGCTCGATGGTGCCCCCAAGTCCCATCGGGTCGGTGGAGAAGAAGGTGGCGGGTATGGTGATGGCCGAGCCGTTGACTAGACGCAATGACGAGCCGTCCCAACCACCTGCCGCCCAGTCAAAGTTGCGGAAGATGGTGGCGATCCCGCTATTCATCCAGCGGGCAGGGTTCGCCTCGGAGTTGCTTCTGCCAAGCGCCGAGAGTGCGAGGGTCACGCCGTCGGTCACCTCACCGACATTCACATGCCCCTCACGCACGGCGATGGTGAGGTCGTACGTCACCCCCAGGCGGGTGGAGAGGCGCACTGGAAGGTCGCCCGCCACAGCACTGCGGGAGGAGTATTCCTCGACCCCACGCCGCACCGAGAGGGAGAGCGCCCCCGCCGCACCCCCCCT